AATAAAACTATGCTACCAACAATAACACACGAAGTAAATAAGACCACGCTTAAACGCATGGCATCCAATACGCTGGGCGAACTAATGGAGAACGGTCGAATAATCGAAGCCGCTGACATGATAGCCAAAATGGAGTTCTTTATTAAAGAACTGAAATCGAATCCGGAATACGTCGACTACCTTCGCTACGAGGTTGCAAAGTATGGCGGTGGACACACGACACCAAGCGGAACGCGAATCGAACTCGCTGAAGTCGGGGTAAAATACGACTACGTTTTTTGTGAAGATGACATACTGAACGACATGGTCATTCAACGCGAAGCACTCGACGAACGAATCAAAGAACGTCAGGAATTTCTCAAGCGGCTACCAGTCGAAGGGATTGACGTAATCACCAGCGACGGCGAAGTGAAGCGAATCTACCCACCTTCCAAGTCATCAACCAGTAGCGTAAAATGTACAATTCAAAAATAAACTTCTGGGCGGAGTTATAAAACCCACAAAACACAATGACTATTTTCAAAAAAGAACCAATGGTTACAAACCAAGTTCACACCACAAGCGACTATTCCCTTTTCAAAACTTTGGAGGGGAATAGAGTATTGAACCCCTTGCATTTTTCAAGATTGAAAAAATCAATCGAGCAGAATTATTTGTTAACCGTTATTATCGTAAACGAAAACTATGAAATAATTGACGGTCAACACAGATTCAACGTAATTAAGGAACTCGGATTTCCATTAAATTACATTGTTTGCAAGGGTTACGGACTTAACGAAGTCCACATTCTTAATGCCACTTCAAAAACATGGAATGCCGATGACTATCTTGAAGGATATTGTAAATTAAATTATTCGCACTACTTAAAATACAAAGAGTTCAAAGATATTTATGGTTTTGGACACAACGAGTGCATGACTATTTTATCTGGATTGACTACAAGGGTAAATTCGGATATTATAAAACAATTCCATCAAGGCAAATTCAAAATAAAAGATTTTGAAAAATCGTGCGAAATAGCTGATAAGATTAAGTATTTAGGTAAATTTTATACTGAAGACAAAGGAAGCATTTTTGTTTTGACGATGCTAAAATTATTTAACAATAAGAATTTTGAATTTACAGAATTCATTCAAAAACTTAAACTTCAGCCTTTGGCTTTGCAAAAATGCGTCAGCGTTGACCAGATGCTTATGTTGATTGAAGAAATTTATAACTATCGCAGACGCGAAAAAGTAAATTTAAGATTTTGATTTTTGAACTAATCGCGGACGAGGTCAGCAAGGGCAAAAGCCGGAAGGTGTACGCGAAAGCGGGCGAACTGGTTAAAGTCATTGCTGACCACCATCCGGTCGCAATATGCGAAAAGCAGAACGGCGAACGCTTTTCAACTCTATTCACAAACCTTAAACCAAAATCATGACACATGGTTCTCTTTTTAGCGGAATAGGTGGATTTGACCTTGCGGCTGAATGGATGGGATGGGAAAATAAATTCCATTGCGAATGGAATCCGTTTGGTCAAAAAGTTTTGAAACATTACTGGCCTGAAGCCGAATCTTTTAACGACATTACAAAATCAAACTTTGAAAAATATGCTGGAACAGTTGACATTATTTCCGGTGGATTCCCCTGCCAAGATGCAAGTATTGCCAAACAATGTGGAGAAGGACAACAAGGACTCAAAGGTAAAAGAACAGGTTTATTTTACGAAATGCTGCGATGCATATCAGAAATTAAACCAAAATACATTGTTGCCGAAAATGTCGCAAACATCCTTAAAACTAACGGAGGGAATGATTTTAGAACCATATTGCATGAACTTTCCGCAATGGGGTACAATGCAGAATGGAGAATATGTTATGCTTCAGAAGTTGGTGCAGCGCACAGACGTGCAAGATGCTACTTGGTTGCTTACTCCAACAGCATCAGACTGCATGAGAATGAATCTTTCTTTTCCAATGTACACACGAAGATATCACAGGTCCGCAGGTTCATTGCCGGAACAACTGCATCGGTTGGGATTCAGTGGCCAGTTGAACCATCAGTTCAATATGTGGATGATGGGCTTTCCAATCGATTGGACGGAATTACCTTTTCTAAATGGAGAAACGAATCAATCAAAGCAGGCGGGAACGCAATAGTTCCACAAGTCGCTTTTCAAATTTTCAAAACAATACAAAAACTCAACAATGATTTGCACCCGATGTAAACAATTAATGCTCAACGAAGCGAAAGAACCCATCTTTCAAGATGCCCAGCAGATAATCGCGAAGGCTTGTGAAGCCATTGGAATCAAGCACAAGGACTTAAAAAAGAAAAGCAGACGTCCGCAGTTGGTCGAAGGTAGAATGATTCTGGCGCATGTCCTTTATTCAAACCCAGCACTCGGACTGGCACTTGCTGACGTGGCTGAATTAATCGGACTGGGTGACCATACGACGATTATTCACCTACTCAAAAAGCTCGAAAACTTTTGTTCCGTTTATCCTGAATACAAGGAGCGGCTGGAATACGTCCACATGAATACATACGAAAGTTTGGTGTTCTGTAAAATTTGATTATCTTTGTTAAAACCCACACACGAAGTAGCAGCCGAGTTTGGGTTAAAATCCACCATTAAAGGGGTGTTCAATGCTGCTACCATTGGACGCCCTTTTTTATTTTATGGCAAAAGACCCAGCGTTCTTGTTCTACGTCAACGACTTTGATAGTGGAACTAAATTCTTTAGCGACGAGCAAGTCGGGAAATATCTTCGGCTTTTGATTGCTCAATTTCAGCACGGTGCGTTAAGTGAAAAACAAGTGTTATTCATATGTCGCGAACTTGATGAAGATATCTTAAAGAAGTTTCAAAAAGATGAAAATGGAAACTACTTCAACGTCCGATTGGCTGATGAAATTCAAAAGCGTAGCAGATTCTCCGAGAGCCGTTCTAATAATAGAAAAGGCAAAAACAAGGAAGAAGTGAAAAACATATCTTCTTCATATGTTGAACCATATGTTCATCATATGGAAAATGAAAATGAAAATGAAAATGAAGATGTAAATAAAAGTAAAAATATCAAAAATCCATTCAGTCAAAATTTCCTACAATTTTGGGAACAATGGAAGGAATACAAGCGAAAACAATATAAATTCACTTTCAAGTTAAAGTCAAGCGAGCAAGCATCTTTGAACCATCTTTTCAAACTTTCCAACGGAAGCGAAATGGCAGCCAAGTCAATAATCGACCAGTCAATCGCAAATGGATGGAAAGGATTCTTTGAACTTAAAACCAAGCAACATGAACCAGCAAATCGCGACCAAGCACGAATCGACTACTGGAATCACATGGTCGACACTTTCGGAACTGATGAAGAGAAAGCCACTCGAAAAATCGTCTGACATCGAAATTCAGGAAGCGTTGATGCGAATCTACGTTTGGATAGGACTTCGCAAGCAACACCACCCGACGGACTTCGAAGCACGAATCCTGATGGAATTCCTTCGTGACACCTACCCAAAAATGGCAAAGGACGAACTACTGGCAGCGTTCAAGTTAGGAATTCAGGGACGGCTTGACGTGACCGACTTAAACCCCTTTGACCAGTTTAGCATCCCCTACCTTCAAAAAATTATTTTTTCATATCGAAGATTTATCTCAAATTTATGGCGTGAAACTCCGGAGGAACAACCCAAGTCAATCGAATACAAAATGACAAAAGAGGAAAAGCTAGCTGATATTGAAGCGTATCGCAAAGCAGATTTGCCCGCGTCGAAATATCCGGTTTACCTTTACGAGTGGGCAGATGAGCTTGGACTGATTAAATTTTCGGATGCTGAAAAGGTCAAACTTTATGCTGAAGCAATTAAGATTAGGGAAGACCAGATCAGGGGGAACGGAGACCGGGTGGAGTGGAAGCGGTTCAAGGAAATGAAGGACAATCATTTTCAGAACATAAACACGTCGGAGACGGCGGCAATAAATTTGATCTATAAACGAATCGCAATAAAAAAATACTATGACACAGCTGACGGTCACTAATAATGGAATAACCGTGACGGTAAATTCGGACAATAAAGACCTTGACATCTTCGAGTGGTTCAATATGTTCAAGGCTGCCATGATCGGAATCAGCTTCCCGGAATCAGTAGTTAACCAGATAACCGAAGGAGAAGACGAATGATAACGATGGCAGTCATATTTGGAGCTTTTGCGCTTTTCATTAAATTTATTGATAAATACTGGAAAGATTGAAACCACAAGACAAAGCAAGGGAATTATTTGAAGCGTTTTTCCTGAATCAATACACCAACTTCCGGAGCGAACGGATGGCATGGAAGTCCGTCGAAATAGTTTCCGACGTGGTTCTCTACGAAATAGACCACGAGCTGAAGGGATTCCTAGATGCGGACCGGGTTACATTCTGGGAGCAGATAAAAAAAATCGCACATGATTCGCAAAGTTGACGCCAATCAAAAGCAGATAGTTGACGCGCTGCGGAAGGTTCAAGGCGTTACTGTCTTTTCTACTCACACTATTGGTAAAGGCGTCCCGGATATTGTGGTGGGGTATTGTGGCTCAAATTACCTTTTCGAAATAAAGGACGGGGACAAAGCACCAAGTCAGCAGAAACTTACACCGATGGAAGCCACATTTTTTGAGACGTGGAAAGGGCAGGTAAAGGTGGCGACGTGCTTGGATGACATTCTAAACGAAATCATGCTTTGAACCAGTGCAGGGAATATATCGAACAAATGTATTCGGATGCGAAGATTAATCAGGTAATTTCCAAAATCAACCCGGTTGAACTTCAGGACGACTTGAAGCAAGAGTTTTTCCTGATCTTGTTGGAATATGATTGTGACGAGCTGATAAAGATAAAAACGGACGGGAATATTATCGGCTTCATGCTTCGGATAATTTGGAACTTAGCCTACTCGTCCACTAGCTCTTTTTATTACACCTACAAAAAAAACGACCTGAAGCGTGCGCAAGAGTACCTGAACCAGTTCGTCGGTCGCGACTTTTCCGGGACTGGCGAAGTAGCCCAAAAGGTGCTTGACAAAAAACTTCAGCGAAGTGCGAAGGATGCGCATGAAAGCATTATCTTTCAAAAGTATTCGGAATCGTTGAACTGCTCGGAGGTAGCGCGGTATTTCGGCATCCCGCGCAAGCACGTGAACGATGTGGTTAACCAGTGCCGGAGCGAACTGAAGAAAATAATAAACGAAAACACATGACAAAGAATTGCGAAAAATGCAATACGCAGTTTAAGCCAAAGCACTGCAATCAAAAGTACTGTTCTAGGAAATGCTGCCTTGAAGTTTCGAATGAAAGATATCGGAACAAGTCGGAATCTGATCTTTTGAAGCGTGGCTTTTTCTGCTGGTCAGAATATCAGGGAAAAACAGTAATCATCTAAAATCAAATAAACATGGAAACAAAAAAAATCGGAGCTTGGAAAAAGCAAACCAGCAAGGGCGAAGTCATCAGTTTTTCAATCGATGGGAAACGTTACTCAATGTGGGTGAACACCTACAAAAAAGAAGACAAACACCCCGACTTTAACATAGTCGAGGATAAACCATTCAACAATGAAAAAAAGACAAATGAAAGCGCCGATCTCCCATTTTAAGATTAACCCGCTTATCCGTCTGCTGTTCGCGTGGACGTGGCTTCATGTCAAAATTTATTTAGTACTTTTGCTAATACAAAAACTATGCAGCTAATCGCTTCAGTCCTTTTCTGTTGGTACTTCATTCACGTCGCTTTTATTTCGAACTGGATCAAGGGCAAGCTAAAGTTCCCACCAGGCAAAAGATTAAAGCCGCTTGACTGCCATGTCTGTTTATCTGTTTGGGTTGCCGCTGGTCTTTACTTCCTTCCCTACGAGGTTTCTCAATTTATCGCCATCGCGTTCGGTGCTGGCATCACTTCAAACTTTATCGGGTGGCTGACCAGAAAATAAACATCTTGGGGATGGGATCGGCTCAATCCGGGGTAACTTATCACCGGGTGGCTCTGCCGATGGGATTCATGGAAGGCGTCACGGGGTTAATAACCAACGCGCTTGAAACGGATTTGGTTCAGGAAAGCTACGATATTTTCTACTACAATCGCGTCTGTCCATACCATGACCAGCACGACAACTTACGGAAGCAATACGGCTGCAAAATAGTTATGGATATTGACGACGACTGGGATCTTCCGCACAACCACGTCGCATTCGAGCAATACATTCACCTGAAGCCGAAGATTTTGCGTAACCTTCAGGAGGTGGACATGGTCACTTGCACGCATGAAAAGCTGGCTGAAAAGTGCAGGCAGTACAATTCAAACGTCCACGTCTTCCCGAACGCGCTTCCTTATGGTCAGGATCAGTTCACGAATGACCGATACATCGACGAAGATATCCGTATTTTCTGGGCGGGTGGAATCAGTCACGGCGAAGACCTGAAGCAGTTAACCTATCCGATCAGACGGCTGAAAGGCATCAAAGGTATCAAGATGGTTATCGGTGGGTACGATCCGGTCAATGATTATTCAAAATATCTTTGGGACGGAATGATAAACTCCTTCACGGCAAACAAGACGCTGAACCATGAAATCCTGAACGCGAAGCCAGTGCTTGAATATATGGAGCTTTTCAGGCACGCTGACATCATGCTCGTTCCGCTAAAACCTTCGGAGTGGTCAAGCTACAAATCAAACTTGAAGCTACTAGAAGCTGGAGTCAAAGGGATTCCGGTTATCTGTCAAGCGGTTGAGCCTTACATCTTTGACAAAGACGCTCCGGTCCTTTGGGTTCACAAAGCGGAAGATTGGTTCAAGCACATGAACTTTTTAATTCACAATAAAAACGCACGCGAAGATTATGGGCAAAAAATCCACGAGTGGGCAGTCAGCAAGTATGACCTACCGAGAATTAACGAAAGACGGCGAGCCGCATTTGCAGGTCTTGTCGGCGCACAAACCAATCTGGGACTTGTACAAAGTTAGTCAAGAAATAGTTGGCTTCCATCCGCACATTCAGGACGCGGTGCTTGAAGCGTATCGGGTGGAGCATCCGCACTATTCCTACAACCGTAACTGCCCGGCTTGCGTCGCTGAGTTTTTAACACTAGCATATCGCTACTACGAATCAAAAATTAATGGTTAATTTATTTCATAACGACATGGACCTGGGGCGTGAGCTTCGAAAAGCCTACAACATGAAAGGAATCCATCCGACAGCGGTTATCGGTAAAAATGTGACTATTGAAGAATACGTTTATATCGGTCCGTTCTGTATTATTGGATTTCCTGCTGAATGGAAAGGGATGGAAGAAAACGACTGCGGCGTTATTATTCGCAAAGGCACTAGAATAACTGGACACGTTACCATTGATTCAGGGGCAAACCGACCGACCGAAATAGGCGAAGGTTGCTATCTGATGAAGCACTCGCACGTCGGACATGATGCAATCCTTCAAGATGGCGTGACGTTAAGCTGTGGCGCAAAGGTTGGGGGGCATACAATAATCGAAAAGGGGTGCAACATTGGGCTGAACGCGGTTATCCATCAAAAGCAAACAATCGCCGAAGGGTGCATGATCGGGATGGGTTCGGTAATTACAAAAAAACTAATAACTGAACCGGGCATGAAGTACGTCGGCAATCCGGCACGCTGCATTGGTCAAAATATAAAACCATGAAAGTATTAATCGTCGGACTGACCTACGGAAATCGTCCGCTTGACATTCTGCTGAAAAATCTTGAAACGGCTGGCTATCCATTCAACTTGACTTTTGTCAATATGGAAGGAATTGCTAACGCTTTGAACGAGGGAATCCATCGAGCAAAAGGATTTGACGCGGTTGCATTCCTAGCCAACGACATAGTAGAACCTGAAAACTGGTTAGCCAAAAAGGTCGAATCGTTGCAAACCTATCCGAACGCTGGCATAGTAGCAAGCACTTTGCACCATCCAGTCACTCAAATAAATAACGAGCATATCATTTCAAACTGGTTATTGAGTAGAAAAGTTATTGACGCCATTGGTTTGTTTAATGAATCCATGTTCCCTTACGGACCGATTGACCTTGACTATTGCGAACGGACTTGGGTGGCTGGCTTTAACACTTATTACGTTATTGACTGCCACGCAGTTCACACAAGCAATCCAGAATCAAATACTGAATACGGATGGAACAAAGCGGATCTGGTCAGCAAATACTGGTCGCAATATGTTCAAGATATAACAGCCTACAAAAACGGAACGAAAAGCATAAAAATATAAAATGATAAGCGTCTACAATGCAGACAAAAAAGAGCTAATGGCAATCTTCGCCAGTACGTCGATGGCTGCTTCATACATTTATGGGCAGTTTGACGCGAATGGCAGAGAGCGAATAGTTAAACGCCTTTACGATTCATTCAGGATAACAGACGGGCGATTCTCTTTCCCGGTGGCGGTCAGGCATTCCCAAACAAAGCACAAGGAATTACTAGGTCAAAATCATGGCGTCATTTTTGAGGGATATCCGCAAGTGAAGGTTATCAACATCGGTGGCATAAAATACACTAACTTCGTCAATGAAAAAACACACGAAAGTTTATCTTGACTACTTCGGCTTCGATACTGAAACTTTTATACCATGCGAGGTCTGTGGAGCAAAAGCCGTCGATATACACCATATACACCGTCGAGGGATGGGGGGAAGCAAACAAGCTGACAACATCGGTAATCTTATGGCAGTCTGTCGGATATGTCACATCGAGTACGGTGACCTAAAAAAGTACAAAGACTTCCTGATGGAAGTTCACTTGGACTACCTTAAAAAAGTCAAAGCATGAAAATAGCAAAAATCAAATCAAACCCGAACAACCCGCGAATCATCAAAGACGACAAGTTCAAAAAACTGGTCAAGTCATTAACCGAATTTCCGGAAATGATGTCAAAGCGTCCGCTGGTTTGCGTTACTGACGTCGATGGGAAAATTTATCCGCTCGGTGGGAATATGCGGCTCAAAGCACTTCAGGAAATAGGACACAAGGAAATACCTGACGAGTGGGTGCAGATGGCAGACGAATGGACGGAAGAACAAAGGCGCGAGTTTGTCATAAAAGATAACGTCGGTTTCGGAGAATGGAACTGGGATGAACTTGCAAACGGATGGGATTCGGAAAACTTATTGGACTGGGGTCTCGATGTTTGGCAGCCTGAAAAGCAAGTCGATTATTCGTTACTAGATGATGAGTTAGACGGTCAATTAGCAGATATGGCTGGCGGAGTCAAAAAAGCCATTCAAATAGAATTTAACCCAGAAGACTACGACGAAGCGTACGCTTTAGTTAAATTTTGGAGAGAACAAGGAGCGTATGTAGGCGGAATGATTTTAGAGCATCTTAACGTCGAAAAAAAGAAAATATGAAGTATTCAGAAATAAAGGGAATAAAGTTATGCCATCGAGAAGGCACCAGCGACTTGAAGACGTTCGAAGAAGTTATAGGAAAAGATGTGTACCAAAAAAAAGGCATGAAAATACTTCCGAATGAAACTTGGATTGACTGTGGCGGGAATGTTGGCGCGTTCACTTTGCTTGCTTGTTCTAAAGGCGCAAAAGTTAAGGTGTTTGAACCCGACCCAAATAACTGTAAGATGATTGAAAAGAATTTATCGCTCAACAATTTTGACGCGGAAATAGTGTGCGCTGGGTTGGTTCATAACCAAACAAAAAAGACCAATCTTTACGTAGGAAATAATGGTAATGTATGGAGGAACTCAATGTTCAAAAACTGGAACGGAAAAGGGTTGAAGGTTGATTGTGTTAATTTCGATGAATCAATACCGAACGGTGTTTGCTTGAAAATGGATATAGAGGGCGCGGAAATGCCTATTTTGGAAAACACAACCAGAATCTTCAAAAAGATGGTTTTCGAATGGAGTTTTGATATTGATCCTTCTCTTATTAGGTTTTGGAATATTATTGAAAAACTAAAAGAAAAATATAACATAGCCGATATTGGCAATACTGCTAAATACCAAACGCGGGATTATGATGTTTGGCAGAAATCATGGTTTCCCGCATGCACAAATGTATTTTGCTATGAAAAGAATTGATTTGAAGCAAGTTCAACACAACGTAAAAGTAGGCGACGTATGCGGACATATTGAGCCGAACGTATGCGAGGATTCAATTTTTTACCTTGACGGTGAAGTTATTGGATTCTATATCAGGGATATTTCAAAGTATTCCGAAAAAGCGTCAAAACTGGCAGACTTGGCTGATATAGAATTACGTTCAAAAAACGTTCCAAAAAGCACTATGAAACGTTCAAGTGGTTTCGGGGAGCAAAACTCTGAAAAAGAAGTGCTTCAGTATTCAACAATACTTGGAGGAGTTCCACCAAAGCCACACATGAAAAGACCTTATCCTACAATAAGCAGCGTACATCAAATCAAATCGGCTCAAACCTTCATTAAGTCAATGCTTATGCTTGCAAACGAAAGCGAACAAATAATCAAAAGCATCGCGCCGAATATATGGGAGCAGCAGAACGAAATTTTCCAAAAAAAAATCAATAAAAAATGGAGGTTCGGAAACTTATGGACGTCGTCTATCTCAAATTACAATATATCAGCTCCATTCCATCGCGATGCTGGCAATATAGAAAACTGCGTAAACGTAATAATTGCAAAAAAGAAAAATGCAAAAGGGGGAAATACGACTGTCCCGGACTATGCAGCAACCATAGACAGTTGTGACAATTCAATGTTGGTATATCCAGCATGGAGAAACGTACATGGAGTTACACCAATAGTTCCTACTCACGAAGGGGGCTATAGGAACTCCCTTGTATTCTATCCTTTGAAAGCGTTTGTAGGTTTAGACTAACATCGTAAAAGCATCGTAAATGGCAAGGCAAGTACCAGCAAGGAATGGTGGCACATTAACGCGACCGGACAAGGGCGAAACCATGAACCCAAACGGACGTCCACGTAAATACGTTTCCCTACTGAAGGAGCAAGGATATAAGCTATCCGAAATTAACGACACCATCCAGAATATGATGGCGATGGACTTGGAAGAACTAAAGGCAGTTTGGGATAACCCGAAGGCGACCATCATGGAAAAGACGGTAGCCGCTGCCATGCGCAAGTCACTTGAAAAGGGTTCGCTTTATTCGCTTGACACTTTGTTGACGAGGGTGTACGGCAAGCCGAAGGAAACGACGGCGGTGGAGAATAGCGGCAAGATTGAGTTCGTAATTACTAAAGGCAAAACAATACTATGATGTGGAATCCATCTGACGGAGCAGAATCCGCTGAAGAACTGAATGAAGCATAAATCGGACGTTAAGCCGATTATTTGCGTCTTATGAATGACAAACCATGCAAATCCACATTCCTGAACTACATGACAACCAGCAGAAAATCTTTGACGATCCTTCGCGTTTTCGCGTGGTTATGTGTGGGCGTCGTTTTGGTAAGTCCGAGCTGGCGCAAATGGAAATCATTTTTGAAGCAATCAAAGGACACGCGGTCGCATACATAACGCCGACGTACCAACTAGCCAAGACATTCTTCAAGCAGCTTTCAAAGGTCCTACCGTTTGAGAATAACAAGTCCGACCTGACCATCACTTTTCCGAACGACGGCTCGGTCATGTTTTTTACCGGGGAGCGTTTAGACGCATTAAGAGGGCGAAAATTCCATTTAGTTATCGTGGATGAGGCTTCATTTATTCCCGATCTAGAAAGCGGCTGGTTAAACTCTATACGCCCCACGTTGACTGACTATAAAGGGCGTGCGTTATTCCTATCCACTCCCAAAGGGAAAAACTACTTTTTCAGCTTATATCAGAAAGGCAGTCATGGCGAACCGGATTGGAAGGGATTCAAGTTTACAACCTTCGACAATCCGTACATCGACCGAGACGAAATCAACGAAGCCAAGCGGCAGCTCCCGGATGCGGTCTTCGAGCAAGAGTACATGGCGAACGCGATGGAGAACGCAGCGAATCCGTTCGGGAGCCAGCATATTGACAAGTGCGTCAAACCACTTTCAAGCCTGCCCGCCATGTTCTACGGGATTGACCTTGCGAAGTCGGTGGACTGGACGGTCATCGTGGGACTGGATGCAAATGGTGACGTTTGCCGCTTCGATAGGTTTCAAAAGGATTGGAAGCAGACAAAAGAACATATCCTGACGCTTGACCGAAACAGACCGATCTTGATTGACTCAACTGGTGTGGGCGATGCCATTACCGAAGAACTGCAAAAGGGATTTCAGTTCATGAAGGGGTTCAAATACACATCCACGACAAAACAGCAACTGATGGAGCTGCTCGCGTCCACCATCCACAAGGGCGAAGTCGGCTATCCTGAAGGGGCGATAAAAGACGAGCTTGGGGTGTTTGAGTACCAGTTCACATCGACGGGGGTACGATACAACGCACCGACTGGATTTCACGACGATTGCGTCAACGCTTTAGCTTTGGCGGTTAAGTGCCGGAACGATCATAAGCTTGCCGGGGTGTACCGATTCATTTGAGATTTCCGAGAGTTGCCGAGACTTGTCCGAGAGTAACTTTACCAAAATTACCATTTGGTAAAATTGGCAAAGTCGGAGGTAAAGTAAAAAAACAGAAACTTTTATACACTACTATATGCGAATTAATGTCGAGACATTCCAGAAACTTTACGCAATCAGCCTGATGGAAACGGATGAGGTCGAAAAGTCGGCACAATACGTTCAGGTCCTGACCGGGAAAAGCGAGGACGAAGTCAACCGAATGAACATCCGTTCATTCAATAAAATGTGCGCACGCATCAAAAGCTCCTTTGAATTAGTGGGTTCGGACCTTCAGAACGGCAAGCCTAGGAATTACGTTTGGGCGAATGGACGGCTTTACAAGTTGAACTATGATATTAAGCTAGCGGGGAAGTACGTGGAAACGGCTACCTTCGCCACTGACATCATCGGGAATCTGCACCTGATTATGGCTACTATTGCACAGCCAGTTCGATTGACGTGGAAGGGGTTGGTACCGGGCAAAAGGGAACACAACGAGATCGCGGAAGATATGCTGAAGCTCGACATGGCACACGCATACCAAGCAGCGGTTTTTTTTTATCTAATTTTCAGAGAATTACTAGTCAGTTCGATGACCTATTTCGGGGAGGATCAGACGGAGGCGAAGGAACTGGTTCAGAATTTTATCAAAAGTTTGGATGGCTTTACAACGCCAAGATGGTCAGCGAATTTGAGAACATCAGTATAGAGCAGGTCTGGGAATTGACAACGATTAACTTCCTGAATGACTTGCGGTATCTGAAACTGAAAAGGGAACTAGATGCGGAAATGGAACGAAAAATGATGGCAAAATATAAACATGGCTAAAAGCATAGCACAGCGGCAAAAGGTAGTAATCGAGAACGGATTCCTTCAATCCACTGGATCGGAGACGTTTTCGCTTATTGACGTGAACGACGTCGGTGCTTTGCTGTTGGAACGCGGCGAGCTTTTCAAAGACGAATGGATCAAGATAATCAACCAGAAAAAGATTATCGCGTCCGGAAACATAGAAAGCAGCCTGAAGTTTTATCTTAAAAACGAAGCGGAATCAGCGACGCTGTTTATCGAGTTTCCGTATTATGCCAAGTTCGTCGACCGAGGCGTCAAGGGCGTGAAGTCAAGCAAGAACGCACCTGACTCGCCTTATCAGTTCAAGAACTACGGAATGTCTGCTGAAGGTAGGGCATCGCTCAAAAAGTGGATGTCAAGCGCCAAGGCGAAGGTCAGTAGCCGCGACGTCAAAAAATACGGGGCGGTCAGGACAGAAAAAAAGTTTAAGAAAATCAGCGAAGAAGTTTCCAATCTAAACGCCTTGATATACAATATCAAAAGGTTCGGTATCAAAAAGCGCAATTTTATCACACCTGTTATCGAGAAGTCGTTCCAAGGGTTCGAACAAGAGCTTGCGGACGCCATCGGCAAAAAGGTTTCAATCGTTATTTTAGCATGAGTATAAGCACCTTAATAAACCCCACCGGGGAAGTCAGCGTCCAAGACGACTTGTGGCACATCGCACATTCAACCCTATCCGGTCAAACGGACTTCAAATATGTTTTCGATATCTACAACGGAGCAAACCAGTTAATACGGGCAAAGGTATTTCCCGAACCTACAAACGGGCGCGGCTATTTTAACGCGGCAAAGGTGGTCGGCAACGAAATGACCTTTGCGTGGTTTACGCCTACGGCTTCCGGAATGGCGATGGCGCTTTATCAGCCGAACACATCAGGCGAGGTGGCAATAACATACGACGTGCGAGTGGGCGAAGAACTGACCGGAACAACTACGTTAAACCTTGCCAGC